CATACCTATACCTTGGTTCAGCCATTCTGCATTCTCGCTATCTCAGAGTCAGACATAAACCGCATGGCTCGGCGCTGAGCTTCGGCTCGCATACGCTCTGCCTCTGCACGTTGCCTGTCAGTGATGTCAGCCATCTTCTCTTGGTTGTTAAGCTGCTCACCTATTGCTTGAGCGCTTGTCTTGTCAATCGTAGCGCCTGCCTGCTGAGCTTTGATCTGAGTTTCCATGCGCTTCGTTTCGGCGTTGAAGAAGTCAATCTGGTTATCAGCCTGATCGCCTTGCATCTGCGTCTGGAGCTTCTGAGCTTCGAGCTGTAGCTTCATCTGCTCATTCTGTAGCTTGGCCTGCTCTATCTGCGCTCTCAGCATCTCAGCCTGAGCTTTCATCTGCTCTGCCTGAGCTAGAACCATATTTGGATCTTGCTGCTGTTGGCCTTCAGTCATCTGCTGCTGAGCCGCCATCAGCTCTTCTTCTGTCATCTGATCTTGAGGTATCAGGCCAGCGGCTATCATCTGCGCTCGCTTGCGATCAGAGATCTGCTGAGCCGAGGCAGTGGCTACGTTGTCTAGCAGGACATCACCAGCGATCTGAAGAATGCTTGGATCAACCTTGGCAATCTCAATGATCGTCTCAATGGTTTCTTGCTGACGATTCTTGAAGCTCGCACCAGCCTTAACCTGTACGTCATAGTTGCCGACTGACAGGTCATTGACAGTCACCACATCGCCTGTTTGTTGGTCTATAACCTTCTGGTTGATGTCAGCTACGTCATAGGTGTTATCTTCCTTCAGCAGCCTTACAGTGCGAGCTGAGTCATAGATTTGAGGAATAGACGACACCAAGATGCGACCAGTGGCGCGAATGCCATACTCCAAGGCTTTGAAGTATTTAACTGTAGAGTTGTCGCCTTTGTTCTGCAGTGCGTTGATTGCCACGCCAGATTGGTTCTGTGGATTGTCACCCATGTTGCTGGAGAACATCCCAGAGGCGTAAGTAATCATGCCTCGCATGGCCTCAGACATTGTGCGCAACGCTGGGTTTACCTGTGCGCCGCCTTGCTGCTGTGGAACCTGCGGAAACTCTGGATCTACGTTAAAGAATTGAACTGGATCGTGATTGGTGTTGAGAGTCTGCAATGACTCTTCATGACCTGCTGCCTGACTCATTGTCATCCAATACTTAGATCTTGGCGCAAGGCTAGTCTCAGCTACCTCACGGCTGACTGAGTAGTTCAGCACTCGCTGTGAGTCCATCAGCTTCTCTACGAGTCCCCAGAAGATAGTTTTGTTCTCAAAGATCTTGTAGTTGGCGTAGATAGGCACAACAGGAATCATAGTGAAGACTGTCTCTTTCTTCTCTTCGAGCCAATCACTAGCGTCAAATAACCGTGAACATACCGACTTTTTGACACGCTTGCGCCTGCGTACCTCTGTCACGCCAATAGATTCAAGCTCATCAGCTATCTTTTTAAAGTCATCATCAGCCTCGTGAACCTGCCCATTAGACATCAAGACCAGCTCGCGTTCTTCCTCTTCGCAATACAGCAACTCACCGATTACGACTACTTCGGCTTTATCAAAGTAAGCCTCGCCGTCACGGCCTTCATCAACTGATTCACCAGAGCCTTCAGGCCATCGCCTTTCATACTCATCTTTGCCAATTGCGTGAAGCACAAAGCAGTAACGGCTGTCAGACTTGTCTTGCTTCTCTGCTGCTGGATCGAACCACACACGGTCTATAGAGTTGCCAATAGGCTCAATAAATAGATCTTGGTCAAAACTGTCATGACTTACATACTTATGTACAACACGCCATGCGCCAAAGCCTGAAGTAACCATCATTTTTGCTGCATGGTTATAGACCTCACTGGCATCAGACATGGCTTCGATGTTGCGAACAATACCTGAATAAGTGTTGGCTATGCTCTTTGTGCTGTTGCCGCCAGAAGGAGACACAGATATATCAAAGGACGCCTGCTCAATCTCCGAACAAACTTGATCAATGATCGGATTAACCATGTCAAAGGTGTAGCGAGGAGACTTACTCTCAGCGGCATTGTTATACCAGTAAGGCTCCCATTGACCGTCTCGTTTATTAACGAACAAGATCGCCTCACGAGCATTATCTCGCAGGTCTTGGTCTGCTTCCTGAGACGCAGACAGAAGGTTTGAAACATATTCGTGATCATCATACTTGCTAGAGTCATAGACTTCTTCGCCATACTCTTTCTTTGAGTCTTTCTCGTATTCGTAATCGTCTTTATCCATGATGCTTCCAGCCACTGAAGTTGAGGACAACTTTCTGTTTATTTAGTGCTTTAGGTGAATGCAGCGACATCATCAGCGCATCACCCATGTTTGGACTCGGTAATCTGTACGGAGGCTTAGCCATCTCCGCTTTGCTCAATATCTGTATCTTACCAGCATTATTGCGCTTTAGTGGTATGCGGCAGACCTCAGCTCTAAGCTGATCCAGTACCGCTATCTCTGAGGATAGGCTAATCATGTCCTCTGGGTTTACATACTCACCTTTGGTTACTGCTCTGTGCGTAGCCTCAAACCTGTCTCTTAGCCGCCACCAGAACTGCGCTCGCTTATTCTTGAAGGTCTCACGGTTGCTCTTGTTTCGCTCAGTTCCACCAGTAGTGTACGGCATCTCTGGGTCTTCTGCTGCCTCTGAGCCTTTGAACATTGAGTAAGTAATGCCGTTCTTACCAGCAAGCGCCTGATCTACCTGACGCTTAAGAGAGACGCCGAGACCGTCAGCATCCCATAGGAAGTGGTCAGCATTGGCCTTCAGCGCTTTGTCTAACGCCCAATCCATGCCTTCACTGGCATCGCCTGTTACCATTTCACATACATCTAAGATTACGTTGCCGTGTCTGAGCGCAAAGCCTTTGCTGTCACCGCCTTCGTCCGACGGATCGTGAGACGCAATGACAGTGCCTTCAGCCTTCCAGCCGAGCTTTATGTGTGCGTCTACGGCTGACAGGAACCATTCTACAGGAATGATTGAGTCTTCGTTCTCATCATACGTCTCGCCTTCCCATATATGAGAGTACAAGGCTGGAGACATATGAGCCTGATCATAGGCTCGCTCTTGCTCTAAGACTTCTGGGAACGCAGGATTGTCGCTGTAGTTCATCCAGATGATCGTATGTTGATCATCCTCATACACGCCATCACGCCTTAATTCTTTCTCGAATGGCTTGACGAATCGCAAGTAGAATGGATCAGCGGCAGACCTTGGGTTTGCTGCCATCCAGATCTCTGAGCCTGCTGTTCTGAGCGTAGGCGTGAGAGCCTTTAGGCTGGCCTCTGAGATTGTCTGCGCCTCGTCCACAAACACACGATGGAATCCGTGGTAGCTCTTTACAGACTCTGGCGAGCGAGCAAGTCCAATGTATTTGAAAGCCGTCTCATTGTTGTAGCGAATCTCATTGCGCTGTATCTCAAAGCCTTTCAGCTCTAGCCGTTCTATCTCAGCGCAAAGCAGCGTATGAATGGAATCGTCAATGCTGGCTTGGAACTCACGAGCGCAGAGAGTTTTGATTCCTTGCATCTGCGCAGCTTGTAGGCACAAATCACCCATAGTCATGCTCTTACCAGAACCTCGACCTCCGATGCAGATCTTGTAGCGCTTGGGCTGCAAGAAAGGGAGCATCTTCTTGGGCATTTGCATCTTGGGCATTATTCGTACTTCACAGTATTCTTTTTCTGCTTAGCCTTAGCCATTGCTATGGCGATGGCCTGATTCTGTGGCTTGCCTGCCGCCATCTCTGTCTTGATGTTTTTGGAGATGGTCTTTTTGCTCTTTCCTTTCTGTAGCGGCATTTCCGAATATCCTCTCAAAGTTTTCTTGGAATACTTTCTGGCTTACGCTGTACGGTCTTGGCCTTGATCCTTTGCTCACTCCATCACCTCTATAGTCCAGTGCGTGTCAACTTCCATCTGGATCGGAGAGCCATTTATTCCTGTATGCTCCGTCCGGCTCTTCTCAGTCCATCCTAGCGTCTGGCTTAGGTAGAGCTTCAGGCTTGCAAAGTCTTTATCAATTATAGCCTTGTCACGCAGCGTCCTAGCCGCCAGCACTCCATCCTTGTATCTAGCCTTGGTATAAGCGGTAAAAACTCGCTCATCTCTTTTGAAGATTTCTCGTAAGGTCTTGGGAGTAATAGAAAAATATTCAGCAAGCTGATCCTGTGTCATTACCGGAGCAAGCTCTTTGATCTCTTCTATCTCTTCGTCTGTAAACACTATCTCTGGCCTAGCCATCAGATGAACTCTTCCTTATTAACTTCAATGATAGTCTGTGGAATACCTAGTGCTGTTCTCAGCTCTCTACGAGCCATTGCTGCTACATACTCCTTATGATCCTTGTAACGAATCTTGCGGCCTTTGGCCTTATCCGTCTCGTATATCACAATAGTAAAATCATCAGCATCTACGGTCTTTTGGAGTAGATAGTGACGATCTGGAGTAAATTCTTTACTGCGCTCAAACAGGTCTCCTATTTTGAGTCCTACCGATTCTACCACACTATCACCTTTTGCGCCGCAAGCAAAACAATACATACCGAGCTTTTGACCTTCTGGCGTGTCATGCAAATTGACGCTCATGCTTGGATTAGAGTCATCATGCACCGGACAGCAGGCAGTCCACTTGTGAGATCCGAGCTGTCTTACCTTGTCTAGCCTATCTAATACTGGTTGATACCATTCCATCATGCTCTCTTACTCCATGCTATCTGACGGCTCTTGATCCAGTTCATAGCCTCTGGTATTGGCTCCCTGCCTATCTGCTTCAGGCCATTAGGAGCGCAGGAGAATGCTTCAATGTACTTATGGTAAGCCCAGCCTTTCTTGTAGTTATGCTTGTAGCCGTAATACAGGAGAGATGAGTACCACTGCTGCTTCTGCTCCTTGGTCAAATTCTTGCGCCTTGCCTCAGCAGGTGACAGGTTCTCTGCCTTAACGAGCTGTGTGCCGTCATCCTTGAGCGTTGGAGTGCCTATAGGTAGCTCCCATCCACACTTACAACGAAGTCCTGTGAACGCACCGCTGCACTGCTTGCAGTTGTGAAGAATAGGTTCTTTAGGCTCGGTCTTAGTTTGCTTGCGCTCTTGGAAGTTCCTCTCATTAGAATGCAACTCTGAAGGCACAAAAGACTCCGGATAAGCTCCGAAGTGAGAGAGATTGCCTGCGTGGTCAAGCACAATCGCTCGCTTCTTATCAGGATGGATGCGCCATATGCGGCCTATGCGCTGAATCCAAGTGGTCAAACTGCGAGTCCTGAATGTGTCTATCAAGATTTCCACACCGGAATCGTCCCATCCGGTGTTTAAGATGCGGCTGTTAATCATAACCTTGTACACACCATCCTCAAAATCTTGATACTTAAGCTCTCTGGTAGCCTGATCGTCATAGCCATCAATGTGTACGGCTATCTCTCGGCCTAGCGTCTGATTGAATCGCTCTACTAAACTCTTGCTGTAGGCTATAGATGGAGCAAAGCATACGGCTCGCTTAGTCAAGCCATTCGAGTGCTTGACGTAATTGTCCACAATATCGCCTGCCAGCGTGTCGTCTTCCTGCATACGCTTTCCTAAGTCTTCAGCATCATAATCATGATCGCCTGTGTGTGACTTCTTTAGCTTCAGATCAGAGACATCAACTGTCCTGCCGTGGTAGTAATCAGTAGGACAAAGCCAGCCAGCGTCTATTAAATCCTGCGGAGTGGTAGTGACTATCAGGTCTTGCCATAAGCCTTCAGAGGCCATACCACGGCTGTAAGGCGTAGCAGTCAAGCCAATGAAGGTCAGGTTATTGAAGCGCCGCATTTGGTCTAGCAAGCCTTTATACATATTATGCGCCTCATCTATGATCGCTATGTCATAGGTGAAATGGTTGCGCCTGACGGCTGTGGCTGTGCTGACGATCTGAATGTTTTCATTAGGATCGTATTTAGGACTGTCGCCTTGAAGCACTGAGTAACTTGCACCAAGGCTTTTGAAGGTTTCTTCAGTCTGACTCAAGAGCTTCAGCCTGTCGCAAAAGAACGCCACTCTAACCTTTGGGTTCTTCTTAACGGCCTGCATGGCTATGTAACAGGCGATAATCGTCTTACCCATAGAGCAAGGCGCACTGAGAATTACTCGCTTGTTGCCAGCTCTGAGGCTGTCTCGCAGCGCGTTAATCGCTACCGTTTGATGAGGTCTAAGGTTGATCATGAGGCTCAAGCTCCCTACAGACATCATCATAGATGCCTTTGTAGTCTGGATGACC